CTGCAACGGAACCATCAACAGATTTATCAACAAATCCTGAAACAAATCCATCTGCACCTCCATTAGAACCCCAATCAACAAATCCACTAGTAAAAAAAGATTGTGATTGTAATAAAATAGGACAAATGAATACATCATTTAATAATATTTTAACAAATATCATAAATCAACTCATTAAAGCACCTATAAAAAAGCATCTAACAGAATACAAAACTGCAATGGAAAATATACAAAAAAACATGCCTAATTTATTTCCTGATTTCTTAAAAGACATGTTTGGATATATGATATTAACATTACCTATCAATATTGTTATATTTATTACTTCATTAATACCCATTCCATTGCCTTATGTAATGATTCAATCATTATTAAACCACACTAATAAAACAGTAAATGATGTATTAGATTTATTAATAACTGCTGCACGTCCTTATGTACCTGATGCAAAAAATAAAGAAATCATTCAAGATATAAATAATAATAACACAAAAAAAGAAATAAATGATGAAATTAAACTAAATTTAACAAACCAACAAGTACTAGATTTAGCCAAGCCAAATGAAGAAGAAGGTGAAGAAGTAATTGTTGGTGGAAAAAAAACTAGAAGAAAAAGAAAATACACAAAAAAATATTATTTAAATAGAATTAATAATACCATTAGACAATTTTATAAAACAAATAAAACAAGAATCAAGAGAAAATATTTATAAACTCGTCTTTTTCTTTAACCATTCTTTAAATCCATTGCTTCTATAAATATTAAAAGAAGAACCTAAATGTTCTTTGGCAATTTCGTATGCAATTTTCTCTACTTCTGTCAATTGAGAAATATATTCTTGAATCATTTCTTCTTTTTCCTTTTCTTTTTCCATAATTAATTAATAAATAAAATATTATTAATTAATTTCAAATCAATTTTATAAATAAAGAATTGTCAAGAAATAATAAAAATGATTCTTGTAAAAAAAGTAAAAGTAGAGAAAATACAAAAGGAAAATTGGATTGAAGAAAATAAATTAAAAGAAAATAATAAAAAAACAAAAAGAGAAATATTATCTTCTGAGATTATAAAAAAAATTCCCAATTGGTCTAATTTATTTTTTATTGTAAATGAACATCAAGAAACTTATTTTCAACAAGATCATGAATTATTTGTTTTTAATAATAAAAATACAAATTTTATTTTATTAAAATATAAAATAAATAATAATTATAAACCATTTTTCTTTGATGAAGAATTAAATACAATTCAAACTATAGGTAGTTTATTATTTGCTTTTCAAAATGTATTGGATAAAATTATTTTATTAAAAGAAAACAATATTCATTTTATAGGATTTAATCATAATAATATAAAAATAAATAAAAATAATGATTGTTTTCTTTGTAATTTTGAAAATACTCTTTCTGGAAATTTATTTGAGAAATATGATTTTAATGAATTCATGGAAGAAAATTATATTTTTTATCCAATAGAATATCATTTAATTAGATATTTAATTTTACATAAAATAAATTCACCAACAATTGAAACAATAGAGAAATTAGTTGGTGAATGGGAATCAAAAATGAATTATTTTTTTGATGAAAATTATTTTTCTATTTTAAAAAATAATTTTATTAAAAATATTTATCCATTTATAAATCAAAAAGTAGAGAAAATATATAATTATATTCATAAAAATATTGATTCTTGGGGTTTATATGGATATCATATTTTATTTCTCTACTTTCTTTATAATTCTCATCCCAAAAATGAAATTATAGAGAAAATAATTCATTTTATAATATTTCATATAAATCAAAAAACAGAAATAGATGAATATAAAACCCTATTTGAAGAAAAAATATATTCCATTACAGAAGAAGAATGGAAATATCATTTTTCAAATGATTTGCTTTTGAAAAATCATAAATTTTTATTTATTTCTTAGCTTTATTCTTCTTGGATTTGTTCTTTTTGGTTTTATTCTTCTTGGTTTTCTTAGAAGATGATTTATGGTGAGTTTTTGGGGTTGAACTATCGTATGTTTTATGTGCATCCTTCATTGCATCTTTGAATTGATAATTAGGATTTTTTTTTTTATTTTCCTTGTAAACATTCAATACATGGATATTCCATTTGGATTGTTTTTTGGGCATTGTATATTATACAAATATTTTAATAAAATTGATTATGAATTGATTATTATTATTATTATTATTAATTAAAATCATCATGATTCTAACACGCTTTTTATACAATAAAAATGATGTGTTTATTGTTCTTTTGGTTTCTCTACTTGAAAAAGATAAAGAGAGAACATTATATTGGGCATTTGAATTATATCATTCAGGATTTGAAATTGAATTATTTGAATTTTTATTCAAAGTTTATAGAGAATATTATCAAAAATACAATCCCAAATTTAAACGATATTTTCTTGCAAAATATGAACAATGGAGATGTATAAAACAATACATGACTTTAATAGAAAAAGAAAGAATATTATCTTCTATCATCCTAAACCTTTTGTTTCGTTCTTATAGAGAAGATTGCAACAAAGAACATTTATTTGTATTCGTTTCTATTCATGCTCATACATACTTTTTACCAAAAGTAAATGATGTGAAACCATATTTAATACTAAAAACGAATTGTTTATTTGGAATAAATGATAACCAATGGTTGATTGATTATCATTTGTATATAAAAAATATGGAATTAATTCAAGAATATATTTGTAAAGAAGAAACTGATTATATAAATAATTTATTTTATCATTGGGAATATTATTGTTATTTCTCTACTTTTTGGAAAAAAAGAATTCATGAATTCAAAGGATATCAAAATCATTCATTAAAAAAGATTGATTTCTTAAATTCAATGTATGAAGATGAATTTTATGAAAAATATAATATGGAACCAGATGAACAAAATAGAGAAACTATCATAAAACTAATCGGTTAGAAATTATGTATTTATTTTATAAATTAAAAAATTGATTTAAATAAAGAAACATAAGAAAATGTTATCAATAAAAAGAAAATGGTGAAAAACACAAAAGGTGGCAGTGGACATAAAAGTCAAGCACGTAAATTTGTTGCAAAATCTTCCAATAAAACACGATTATCCGAAAATGAAGCAGAATTATATGCCTTTGTGGTTACTAAATCAGGAGGTGATAATATGATTGTAATGTGTCAAGACGAAAAAGAAAGACGATGTATTATTCGTGGAAAATTTCGTAGTAGTCGTGGAAAAAGAGATAATTTCATTTCTAAAGGTTCATGGGTTTTGGTTGGAATTAGAGATTGGAGTTCCGATAATCAATTGTGTGATTTGCTTGAAGTATATAATGAAAATGATAAAACAAAACTAAAAACAGTAAATGGAATTAATTGGAATAAATTTATATCTCACGATTTGGAATGCAGTAATATTAGTTCTACTACTGAAGAAGATAGTTTTCAATTCTCAAATAATACTGCCGAAGAAGATGAATATAAACAATTGGTGAATGATACTAATCAACAAAAATTAACTCTTCAATCTATTAATGAAGAAGATGAAGAAACTACACAAGATATTAATATTGACGATATTTAATTAATTATATTATACTATTATTCTATTCTCTTATTAATAGATGGATATTCATATCTACACAATGGACATTTATTTTTTTGCATATATAACCAATATAATATAGGTTCTTTATGAAAAAAATGACCACAATTTAATTTAATAATATTATCTTCATCATTGAATTTTTCCAGAGAAATAGGACATTCTATATTTTCTTTTTTCTCTACTATATCTAAATCCTTGTATTTTAAATTTTGTTTTTTTAAATCTTCATATACCTTTTCTGTAACAACATTTTTATATGAATACTCATCATATAAACTATTATTTTGAACATCATTCGTATAATGATAATTTACTGCAGTTATTCTATTATTTAAAATTAAAATAGGTTCTGGTGAATTCATTACATATTCTATTACTGATTCATAATCATTTTGTTCTATCAATTCATCATCATCATCTTCATCAGTGTCTGTCAAATATTCATAATTATTTATATATAAATTAAAATGATTATTTAATAAATTAAATAATTCTTCTGATGATTCATCATCATCATTTAATATATAAAATAACGACATTATTATATATATTTATATTATTTTCATATCATTTATTATGATTATAATATATAAATATTTAAATATCATCATATATCATTACAAATTATGAATCGTTTTTTATCAAATAAAAATAATAATAAAAATTATAATAATAAAAATAATGTTGAAAAAATGGATTTTCCAGAATTGATTGTTTCCAAAAAAAAAATAATTACTGAAAATAATAATTCTTATAAAAATATTATAAATACAGAAATTATTAATAAAAAAGAATCTTTACCTGAAGGATATATTATTTTAAGAGAAGGAAATGTAAATTATCCAAAAAAAGAAATGAATATTGATGAACAACAACTATTTTATGATAATATCATTTCTACACAAATTTATTTGGATAAAGTTCATGAAAATTATAAAAAACATTTTATTGAACTTTATGGGGAAGATTTATACAATAAATATTATAAAATGACAGATTCTCATCTTTATTTTGAAGAAGATGATGAAGAAGAAAAAGAAGACGAAATATATACAGATGAAGATGATGATTATAACTAGTTTTCACAAGAAAAATATTGTATTATCCATTTTTAATGAATAAGGATAATACAATAAACGAAATATATATTAGTTTTATTTATATCAACAAATTAAATGAAATAGAAGATGTAAGTAGAGAAAATTATAAATTAAATACAATAAATTTTATTTCCAAAGAAGAATTAACAAACATTTTAAAAAATTATATTTATTCCAATTCCAAGAAAATAAAAAGTTATACCATTACTTCTATTTTACAATATAATGTAACTATTTTTTCTGAAGAAGAAATAAATTCATTTTTATCAACTGATTCTTCCCATTTATCAACTGATTCTTCCCATTTATCAACTGATTCTTCCCATTTATCAACCGATTTTCATTTTCTAAAAATCATAAAACAAATTAATGATATTCATTGGGAACCATCCTTGTCTATTTTTAAAGAATTAAATGAATTATTTATTATTTTCTATGAAAATATAGAAATTAAAAATTGTAACAATAAAACAAAAAAAGTTTATTTACAAAATATGAAAAAAAATACAAGAAAAAATAATCCTTTTTTTTAATTTATCTACCAGTAAAAACTTTTACAACATTTTTATTTATTCTATTTTTTTTCTTATCATTTATGTATTCATCATAACTAAATCCAAAATTATAATTAAATATATTTCCTAGAATTGATTTATAACTTTTTAATTCTAACCAAAATATAATTGCAAATATTCTCTCTAACGAACATCTATCATCTCTATTATTCACATTTTTTAATAATCTAACCAACCCATATTTTTTTATTATATAAATTAAAAATTCATACTTTATTAATGATTGAACACCAAAACACCCTAATATTTTTTTATTTTTTATCATATTTCTTTTTAATATATTTGAATAATTTAATGAATTTAATAATTTAATGTTATTATCATAATGAGTGTTCATGTGAATATTGGGAAAATACCATAATGGAATAACTGGAAATTTATAATTTTCAAAAGGAATACGCGTTTCAAAAAAAACACTGTCGTGTATGATTACTGCATAATCAAACCATTTATATACTGCATAATATAAATATGGTAATAATTCACCTTTTGAAGGATACTCTGATTGAATTGTTATTACATTAGGATATTCTTGTTCTGCTTTTAATAAATTTGTATTACTATTATCATCTATAATCACAATCAATCTCAATGGATAAAATTTAATTAATTGTTTGACACAATTGTTCCAATATTTATTTGTTTTTTCTGAATTAACATGTCTTGTTAATATAAATCCATAATCTTTTTTATAATTATTCATTTATAAATAATAAACATATTAAAATTGAAAAAAATAATTAATATACAAATAATTATCATTTAAAAAATGTTGGAAAATCCAATCTTAACAATTCGTTTTAATAACGAAACATGGGAAGAAAATTGTAGATATAGAGAAAATAAACCAACTGTGGGTTGTATTTATGGTTCACCTTCTATTTTGAATTTAAATTGTAATGTTGATTCTCTACTATTTGTTGTTGAAATGAATAATTCTTCAAATCAAATTGAAGGAATTGGATTAATACAAAATAGAGCATATATATCAGATATACATTCTTTTGTTTATAAAACAAAAACATACAACCGATATATTTATAAAGGATCTGTGAGAATTAGTAGAGAAATTATTGAAAAATACAATAAAAATTTATTAGAAGTTTTGGATTATATTCTCTTTAAAGAAAAAACACATTTAAAACGAGGTTATAAATTCATGAGAATCACTGAAAAATTATACAACAAACCTATTTGTTTACCTATTGGTAAAGAAATAGATTTCAAAAAAGAAATTACTAAAATATTCAAATCTTATTTAAACGAAAAGAAATAAATTTATTCTTCGTCCATCAACATTAATGCCATTGCTGCATAGTTGTGTAAATCTATCAATGTATCTTTCAATCCTTCATCATTAATTAAATTTACACCATTATTTGTTATTGAAATATATCTCTTTAATTTATCTCCAATTCTCATTAAAATTCCTATTTTTCCATATTCGGCAAATGCATCTCCATAATCTGCATTCTTTTTTTCAAATAATTCCAATGCTTCTTGTTGAATTTTTTTCATTTGAATTATTCTTTTAGACATTTTATTAATTATAATTTAATATTTATATCATTCATTAATTATGAATAATCCAAATGCATTTGAACAAAGAGAAGAAATAGATACAAATATTAATAATTATACTCTATCTGAAGTATTGACAATTTTAGATTTAAATAATCAATTTACATCTCAACAAGTTATAGATTCAACCAATTATTATATATCTCAAGCCAGTCAAGCAAATAATACACAATTAAGTAACTTTTTTCAAGATGCCCAAAATTATTTATTGGATTATTTAAAAGGTAATCCTATTACAAAAGATAATACTTATTCACCTCTTGAAAAACAAACATTAGATTGGTGGAATAATGAAGCATTACAACAAAAAAATCCTGTTCAAAAAGATAAAATAACAAATCGTGTCCAACAAATTGGGGTTTATGGAAATGATCATGTTCCTATGAATCGCACACAATTAGGTATAAATAATAATTTTAATGTCAACGTATCTCAAGATACTCTTAACCCCAATCTCACCAATTCAACCAATCGGTTTATTAATTTAGATAGTCAATTTAGACAACCTACTTCGGCATCTTCTTCTTCTTCAACAGATTATACTCTTGACCTATCTGAACCATTATCAAATGTATTATCAATGTGGTTATATTCTATTCAAATTCCAAAAACATGGTACACATATGATATTCAATACGGAAATACATGTTGTTGGTTATTGTTTGATCCTACTGACAAAAATATCTTTTTTAAATTATCCATCCCATCTGGAAATTATAATCCAAATGAAATAGTATCTATACTGAATTTATCCAATAATTTATCTAGTTCTTGTTTTACATGGCCTACTCCTCCAACCGATTCTTATCCTGTTTCTTATAACAAAAATACTGGAAAAATCACAATGAATTTATTTGGCGGAAAATATACCGACCCAAATACAAATATTTCTTATGATATCAATAATAATACTAAAATTTTATTTTTTGATATTAATTCTAATTTAAAATGTAGCTCAATCAATTGTAACCCACAAAATAATATCAATCAAACTTTTGGATGGAACTTGGGTTATAGAGAAACTAGTATTTTTGTAAAACAAAATGGAAATATTGCCGATACCATCATCAACACATATGGACCAAAATATTTAATATTAGTTATTGATGATTATAACCAAAATCACATTAATAATGGATTAATCACAATTACAGAAACATCCACCAATATTAAAATTCCCATTTATTATACACCTAAATCTTCTGTCGTTTGCATTTCACCTACAAATAATGAAACATATATATCTTCTGACAAAAATAATATATCTTATACAACCACCCCTATTGTTGTTCCTACTGCTCCTAGAATCCTCACTCAAGCACAAATTTATTCAATTAATGAAATTAATAAAAATAATCATTCTAATACTTCTTTTCGTAGTAGAGCACCCACCAATCCAGATATTTTTGCATTAATACCTGTTAAATTAAGTTATACAGATTCTACCACTTCCAATTCAGTCTATGTTGAATTTAGTGGTTCTCTACAAGAAAATAAAAGAATTTATTTCGGTCCTGTCAATATAGAAAGATTAAGAATCAAACTATTGGACGAAAATGGTAACATTTTGAATTTAAATGGAGCAGACTGGTCTGTCACTATTATTGCCGAAGTATTATATCAATATTAAATAATGTTGCAAATAAATATTGGATTGTTTTCTTTCTCTACTTTTATTCTTTTTTGTTTTAGAAAATATATTTTGTTGTTATTTTATTTCCTCTTTTTTATTTTGAATCTTTTCATTAATTCTTTACTCAAAATATTATTACAACATCCCACACCAAATGATAATCATCAATTATTTTATATTGATAAAAAAAATATACCTTTTTATCAATTTGGAAATCCTGCACAAAATATACAATCCATCATTTATACTTCTTTATTTATCTCCTTTTCCTTGAAAAAATATTATTTATATTTCATTTATTTTTCTTTCTCTACTCTGGCAATTTTTTTAGAAATATATAGAGAAAAACATTATTATTATCAAATCATTTTTGCTTCGTTTATTGGCATTATCATTGCTTTTATTGCATATTACTCTTCTTCTATATATTTAACCGAATCACTCACACACAAAGAAGATGATAACACCTATATAATTTCTAGTTTGGTATAATTAATTATATTATCAATCATTATGAAAAAAATTTGTTGTGAATGCTATCTATATTGTATTACTTGTTCATTAAATATTTTATTAAAAATGATGAATTATTACGATGAAACAAACAGTATCCCTTTTGATGAAAGAACAAGAGTTAAAACCATTTCTTTTGAAATTATCAAGCCTCACGATAGAGAATAAAACCATAATTATTTTTTATCGTTTTCCCTTTCTCGTTTTCTTCTCTATTTAAATAATCCAATAAATGTTTTCCTGTATCTCCATCTAATCCATTTATTTCATCTTGATTGACTTGTATCCAACATTTTTCTTTATAATAAAAAGAAAATGTTATTTGTGTTATTCCTGTTTTATTTTCTTTTTCTGTTAAAAATGGATAAAAACCATCTCCAAAATATTTCTCATATTCATCATAATACATTTTTACATTCACTATTTTATTCATATAATTATTTAACTATTAATTTTATTTTAATACATATTCATTCATAATTATCATGGTTTTCCTTTCTCTACTTTCTTTATCTCTACTTTCTTTATATAATTATCCATATACTCCTCCTTATCAAAATAATTCTTTTGAACTAAAAATTTTAAATCAGATAATATACCATCTATCTTATATTGCATATCAGATATTTCTTTACACGTATTTTTTTTTGAATCATCATTTAATAAATCATCATGGATTGAAACACCATTTATATATTGTTCTATAAATTGAATCACGTCTGGTTGATTGGTAGTTTCAGGACATGTTACCCATTTTAATACTTTTTTATCAATTGATATATTATTTTGATATGCAGATATTTTTTCTTTGTAATAATTAATATCATTATTAATTGTGTCTTTTATATCATCTATTGTTACACTAGCTGGTCTCGTAAATAGGTTTGAAAAAAAATCAGTTATTCCAGAGCCTCCCATCATTTCTTGTTGTATTAATCTTCCATTTATCAAATCGTTATAAAATTCTTTAGTATAATACATATTTGAATTTTGAAAAACAAATGTCAATACTCCTTCTATCATTTTAATGTAATTTTCATAATTATAATCATATTCTTTATATGATGCCATCTTATTTATTGCTTTATATATATAATTGTATTCATCATTGTTTCTTGAAATATACAAGAGTAGAGAAATAAATCTTCGTGGGACTATTTTTCTTTTATTTAATATTAAAATATCATTTGTAGTAATAGATTCGGCAGTATAATCATAAAATAATTCAACTAAATCAACTTTATTGAATTCTTTGTATTTTTCACAATATATTTTCCATACATTTTCAACATTTTTATCTGGAAAAAATAATTCAAATAATATATAATTTTGTAATAAATTTGCTTCTTCATTTTTTATAAACATATCATACAAATATACTTGATTTCTATTTCCTATTTGACTACCTATTTTACATGTAACCTCTGTATAATAATAATAATTTGTTATCAATACATTATTATTTTCATCAAAATTATATTGTGTATTAAATGTTATTATTTTTTCTTTTTCAAGAAGAGAACCATTTATATTCTTTAACGGAATTTCTCCTACAACACCATTTAATTCATATTTATATTTTTTATCTTTTGGTTCCAATACTTTTATTTCAAAATTACTTGGTAAATTCATATCATAATATAATTTGGATTTAACAATTGGTATTATTTTATCTGGATTGGTAAATATAATCTCTACTTTATCGTCTTGACATTTTATTTTATAGTTGAATTCATTATATTGGTCTATTAACAAATGAAAATTACTTATATCACTTGACATGTCACGAAATAATTGTATAATTTGCTTCATTGTTAGACAAAATGGTAATGGAATTTTATAATAAATATTACTACAATTTTTGTCTTCAAATAATTCATTATAATCATCTTGTGTTTTTTCATTCAAAACAATAGTAAGTTGGTCTGGTTTATATAAGTCATTTAATTTTTTTATTTCCTCATTTTTTCCAATTAGCGATTCAATACTTTTTATTTTATCAAACTTTTTATCTACAATTGCATTTCCTATTTCTGTTTTATGGTCTAATCTGTAATAAGAAAAATCATTCCATATATCCATACCCATATCATCCATTTCTATGCTTTTTAAATTACTTGCAAAATCACCTCCACCTTGCACTGCTTTTCTTATAGGATATTTTTTCTTATATTCTTCTATTTTCACATTTTTAATGGGGGTTGTTATATTATCTATTACTTCTTTTATTTTTTGAATAGTGTTGGGATCATTTAATGTAGGTGGTTTTATTATTGGGGTTGTTGTTTTTGGTCTTGGTGTTATTATTTTTATTGGGGTTGCAGTTGTTGCTGCTGGTACTGGTTTTGTTGTTGGTGTTGGTGTTGTTGCAGCTGGTTTTGTTGTTGTTGGTGGTGGTGGGGTTGGTGGTGTTGGTGTTGTTGCAGCTGGTTTTGTTGTTGTTGGTGGTGGTGGGGTTGGTGGTGT